TTCTGATGCGTCGTAGGGCAGCCACTCAAACTTATTGTTGACGATGTTTCCCGGTACAAAATGCCACCACTCACTACGAATGGGTGCATGGCAGCCATATTGCTTTGCTATTGCCTTTACTTCGCCAGTGCTAATGCCTTTGCCGACGATTCTCAGGTCTACTGCATAGCCCCAGCCGCCGTAGGAAGGCTGCTGCATGTGAAAGCTTCCCTGCCAGCCATTTGCCCTTTTTCTAGATGGGTTAGCGGCTAGGTTAAAGCCCCTTTTACCAGCCTTGTAGCCGTCGTATAGGTACTTCTGCTGCGCAAAAGTGCGCACGCCAGACACGACAGCGACCCTGTTAGCGATGCGAGGATCAGCAAAGAAAGCCTCGAGCCTAGCGATAAAACGAGGGTGCAAACCGTCGATTTTGACACGGCTAGACGTGACTGGAATTTTGCTCACGGCTGCTGGTCCAAATCGACCATGGAAGGATTGGCACCGCCAATTGGCCCCTTAATGGCAGCAAAGCTCTTTAGGGCGCTTAGGACGGCTGCGGCTGCTGACGCTTTGACGGAATCTGTGAGCCCTACCTCGAGCATGCCTGCGCCATCAGTTCCGACCAATGCCACCAGGGTCTGCACAAACGCAGCTACGCAGCGTTCCAGACTGTCTTTGAAATTTGCTGAAGTAAACATGTGCCTAGATTAGTCGTCGTCAGTGCGGCTTAAGGCCACACTCGCCATATGGGCGGTCAGGCTGGCTACAGCGATCCAGACAGCCCAGCGAAACGTGCTCGAGCCAGGCGCAAGGGTGATAAGCACCAGGCCTACGCCGCCGATGGTGAAGCCCAGCGCCAGTAGCTCTTTCAGGTAGTACCTCACTACTGCCCCCTTCTGTTAGTTGACGTGGTAGTTGGGCCAGTCAATGACGTTGTAGGGCTTGCGGGTCGTGGCACAGCCAGAGCACTGCCAGCAGCCACTACAGCCACCACTGTACGCCTGTCGCCCTGGTCAATGCGGCTGTCACTGCGGGTGTACGACGACAGCGCAGGGCTAAACATCTCATCTGCAGCTGCATCCTCAAACACGCGCTTTGCGTCGTCGTCAGCGTCTGTAATGGCTTCTGCGACGGCTTGCAGCTGTTCTTGTGGCAAGTCGTCAAAGGTTGGCTGTTCGACCAGCTCGAGTACGTCTGCAACAGTGATCTGCTCTGGCTCTGCCGCAATCACTTCTACGACTGCTGCGGCAAGCGCTTCGTCTTGAATCGCTGCAGCGACTGTGCGAGCTTCTGTTAGCCGTGGCGGCTCTGTGGTCGTCGTAGTAGGTGCCAGCGTCGTTGTCGTTGTTGTCGTCGTGGTGCTGGTCGTCGTGCTGGTCGTCGTGCTGGTCGTGGTGCTGGTCGTAGTCGGCGGCAACGTCGTGACTGGTAGAAGGGTCGTCACTGGTGGAAGGGTCGTGACTGGTGGCAGGGTCGTCGTTGTCGTAGGCAACTGCGTTGTGGTTGTGGTCGTAGGCGCAGCGGTGGTCGTGGTCGTCGTCGTCGTAGGCGCAGTGGTGGTCGGGGCGACAGTTGTGCTAGTCGTTGTGGTCGTCGTCGTAGAAGGGGCCACAGTTGAAGTCGTTGTGCTGGTCGTCGTGGTGCTGGGTGTTGGCTGCAGCGTTGTCGTTGTGGTGCTCGTTGCCAGCGTGGTCGTACTTGACGTGGTGGTACTTGTGGTGGTCGTGGTCGTAGGCGTGACGCTCTGGTCAGCGAACGCCAACGTGATAGAGCCCGTGGGCACAGCAAACTGGCCAGACTCGAGCTGGTACGTCGTCACCACTAGCTGATATGACCCTGCAGGCAGATCAGGCACGTGCAGTTTTGCGCTGAAGCAGTCTTGCTGCGAGTAGTTGCCGTCATCGTCTTGAGCGACTGTAGAACCGTCAGCCGCTAGCAGCCGCAGGTATGGGTCTACGTGCAAGTCAAACGAAAAGCTGGCGCAGGGCTCAAATGATGAAGCTGTGACGTGCAGCAGCTGCGCAGTGTCTAGCTCGAGTGCGATTGTGACGGTAGGTGCGTCTGCTGACACGTTTACGACGTTGCTTGCAGCGACGGCTTGCACAGGGGCAAAGAACGCCAGTAGGTAGACAGCGGCTAGCAGTGTGCGGCTGGTGCGTCGTGCGAGCAGTGCAGCGCGCATTGCTAAGCGTTACGACGGTGGGGCTGGCGGGTTCCAGTTGGGGCCAGGCGTCCAGTTAGCTGGTGCGTCACGCAACTGCTGCCGGTAGGTCGCCCATGCGGCAGCGTTGCCTGTTGGGTCGTCCGCAGCTTGCGTCCAGTCGCTAGCGGCTAGCAGTTCGTTACGGTGCATGCGCATTCGTTCAAGCCACCAGTCGTCGGGGACGGTTTCTGGGTCAAGGTTGCTGCTTAGGTCAATCACGGGTCAGGTTCCTACCGGGTAGACAATTAGGCCGTACAGGTCGTCTGACGTTGTCCAGGTAAACGGAGCAGTAGAGCTAAGCGCAGAAGCGAAAATCCCAGCTGCTGCTGCGCCGCTTTGTCGCGCATAGCGGATGTTGACCTCGTCCATATCGTCGATGCGGCCGTAACCCAGCCATTCGTTGCCACCGCTGGCGTCGTAGAAATGGAAGATTGCGCCGACCGACAAGTAGCGGGACGTCGTCGCTACTGCGACTGGTAGCTGCACGGACACGTCGCCACTGATTGACGTTGTTGAACCAAACGTCAGCTTGAAGTTTGCGACGTACAGGTCATTCACTCGGATGGCCTGCGCTGTAAGCGTGCCGTTGCCAACCGTCAGGTTTGTGAACGTTGGCGTCCATGACTCTGACTCGCCTATGGCGTTCAGGTCGCTGGCGTTAAGAGTCGCCCCGGCTACGAACGGAAAGGGGTTAGTCACGGTTCCTACCCTAGTTTGTTTGCGTCTAGGACGCCCCGGTCTGGGTCGTCAAGAATGAACGCTAGGTACACGTCCTGCGGGCGTACTTTTAGCGTTACGGCAGTGTCAGATGGCGTCGCTGTGATAGTGCGGCCAGCAATAACAAACGGGTCTGTGCGTGTTGACCCGCCAGTAGGCGTGTAACGCACGCTGCCCGTCTGCCACCATCCTGCCGTCACGTCTAGCAAGGCACGCCACTTTGCCAGGTCAGCGTTGCGGGCGCGCACCATGCCGTCAGTGACCTGCAAGCTCGAGGCAGTCATTTCTAGCGTTTCTTTGTATGCGTAACGATTGACCCACAGCTGTGCAGTCTGCAGCGCCTGTGCGTCGTCTGTTGACGTGGTCTGGTAGGCCCTAGTGCGGGCACCGTAACGTTCCTGCGAATCGCTATCGCTGAACGACTGCGTCGTGCCACCGTCAAGTGCTGTGACTTCTGCAGCGTTCGTAATTAGGTCAATGTGAAAGTCTCGCAGCAGATCTCGAAACGGCAGCTGGCCCGTAGGCATTGGGTCAAATTCTGTAAAAACAAACACGTTGCCTGTAGCCAGCACGCCTGCTCGAGCTAGCCCGTCAACTGTGAAACCCACCCACGAATCGTCTGCAACATATGTGCCCGAATCGTCAAGAATCGTTGGCAACGCCACCGTTTGTTCGTTTGGCATCACGCTGTTGTTAATTACGTCGCCCAGGACCAGCGGCCCAGCAGAAGACGGCAGGTTATGCGCTACGCTTTCTGTAGAAGCGTTCAGCTCTTCCCAATAGGTGCGCATTGTTGCTAGGCCCAACGTAGGCACTTTGGTGGCGTTCAGCGCTAAGTGTGGCGAAGTCATGTCAAACAGCTGGTCTGCTGTTGACGTGTTAGTCATTGAATATTGAAACGCTGACTGCCGCCCGATGACTTGGAACGCATCTAAAGCGCTAAGGGTTACTGCGCTGTTGCCGTTGCCGTCGTCAACTAGCGCAAAATCAGTGATGACGCCATGAAACACAGGCACTGTGGTGCCGTCCACGGTTGCTTCAAGAAAGAGCCCGCTGCTAAGCCAGTCCACGTTGGCGTAGGTGCCTGACCCGCCTGGCGTTAGTTCGCCATCGCTGTTCTCGAGCGTCACCGTGGTGCTGCCTGTGCCTAGCTGGCCTGGGTCGCACTGCTGGTTAATCGTTAGGCCAAGCGTGCGTGAAGCGTGGTCAGTCAGTGACAGTGACCCGCCGCTGTATCTCCCGACTTTTACGGCCCACGTCGTGTTCTGTGCCATTAGTAGCGGGCTGACCCAACTGGGACAGGAATAGAACCACGACGACGGACATAGTCCTGCAGCGCCCTGACCACGTCATCGCCATTGCCTGTAGGAACGTTCACGGTGATGTTAAACGTATCGCCGCCACCCATTCCGCCTAGACGTGCGTTGCTCATGATCGTGCCTGCGCCTGTGGGCACAAACAGTTCTGGGCCTGACTCGCCCACAATGTACGGCATATTGGCAGACACTGGCCCGCCAGCTCGCCTGAACGGGTAATCAACAGAAGAAACAGCACCAAACGCAGCGTTAGCGATGCTGCCAAACAGCCCACCACCAGGAATTAGTGACTTAATAGCGTCTACTAGTGCGCCTGGCGCTGCCCTGATGCCGTCTACCATGCCGTCAATTAGGTCTTTGCCTAGGTCTACTGCGCCGTTGAACAGTGCTGTTGCTAGGTCAGCTAGCAGTGTTCCTAGTTCTGACAGCACGTCTGGGGCAACGTCAATAATCCAGCTGATTAGCGCCTGGCCCCACTGTGCCAGAAGGCTAATAATCGTTGGCAGGCCAGTCGTCAGCAGCCACTTGCCTACTTCTACTAGCAGTTTCACAAGCTCGCGCAGCAGTGGTGGTATCAGCGGGCCGACCCACTCGAGGAACGCAGCTGCCCACTCGCCCAGCTTCGTAACGATCATGTTCAGGCCATCGCCAATGAACCAGTTTGCAAACTGTGCAATCAGGTCACCTAGGCGGCGCAAGAACGGTGGGATGAGCGGGCCTATCCAATCGACAAACGCTGTTGCCCATTCCTGCAGCTTGCCTACGATCATTGGCAGGCCATCGTCAATAAACCAGCGACCAAACCGCATTA